AACCTGTTGAATTTATTGGGCCAGCAAAGTCTATGTTTGATAATTCATCAATATTTTGGGTTATTGAATCCCATAACAAAGTTCCATCTAAAAGTAGACCATCAAAAGTGGCATCATAAAAAGTGCTTACTTTATCACCTTGAAATGGTGGTGAGTCTGTATCTTCTCTTTCTGTAAGTAATATTTGATTTGGTTGTGGGTCAGGTGCTGTAACTATAATTCTTGCTGCGTTATTTGACCTGTTTCCAGTGTCGTCTATGAATTTAATTGAATATGTGCCAGTCAAAGCTGGAACCAATGTTTCTGTGATGTTTCCAGCAAGTTTTGGAATTATTTCTGTAGAGTTTTGAAAAGTTGCAACTGCTGGATCAACAGAGGGAGTATGCCTTACGGATACTGTTCCACCATGTAAAACGTCAACATCTGTCGCTGGATTGAATCTAAGTCGTACAAACTGATCTGAAACAGGTTCAAGAGTTAAGCCGCTTGGATCTGCTGGTAAAGCTGTTTTTCCTACAGTTGTGAAAGTCGTTGTTGATGGTGTTGTGCTTGGTTTGCCTAAAGCGTTATAACTAAATACCCTTATCTCGTAAGAACCAAGTTGAGTTTCAAATATTGTAAAATCAGGTCTTTTAACCCTTTCTGAAATAAAGTTTTCATTTTTAAATCTATATTGCACCATGTATTCTGTAACTCCAGAAACAGGCTGCCATTGAATAAATAGTTTTGATACAGCCCGATTATTTAAAACAACAATTTGCTCTGAGCCTTGTAAGTTACTTGGAGAGTCTTTAAGAGCAGTTAAGTTTGATATTGTTTTTGCAATATAGATCCATCTTCAACAAAACTATATTTTGAAGGATTATGAGCAACAGCTTGTATTTCATATTCAAGCTGATTTACTTCTTTTACTGAAAAAACTCTAAAAGTTTGGAGTGAAATTGATGTATTTTCAATAACCCATACAGAGTTTGCTTGAGGAACAGATGAAAATGCAGAGGATACTGTGATAGTTGTTCCAGAAATACTAGATATTGTTTTTGTTTCAAGAGTGCCATCTGACAAGATAACAGATAAAGTTGCTGAATCAGACGTAGCTAAATCAGTATTATTAGAATCATCTACTACTATTTGTGTTGTTGAAACTCCTGTCTTTATTCTCCCTCCTCTTCTAACCCCTGCCCTCATAGGATCTTGAACAGATATTATTGTTCCAACCCTTACTATTGTTCCTGACTCTATAGATGTTTTAAAAGAGCAGCTTGGATCAGTGGGTCTATCTTGAGATATATTTATTACCCCTGCACTATAAAAAGGCATAACTCTCATAACAGATGAAAGATCATTGATAAGCGAATATGCGTCACGTTGAGTATTTAAAACTACATTTGTTGAAAACCTTGCCTCAGTATTTCCAGTTCCTGTCATATCATCTACTTGCTCTGAACAATAAACAGAGGCTGAGTAAAAACTAAAAACATCTAATTGTGAGGTATCTATATGATCTCCAAAACCTTTTGAAGTTGTTAACAGATCATACAAAACCCATGCTGGATCGTTTGAATATTCTTTGTCAGTTTTAAAAGTACCATTGAAAGTCCCACTATAACTTATTGATCCATCAGCCCTGACAGTACCATTGTGCGGAATTTTAATAAGAGTTCCTCTAACCCTATACATACGAGTGGGAATAGAGGGGAATGTTTCAGCATCAAATCTTATTGCTACATGAGCGGAGTTAGCGTAAGCTCTAGATTCATTTATTATTTCTGTAAAAGATTGCCATGTAAAAACATCATGTAAAAATGAATCAGTGCTGTCGTCAGTGGTTCTATTTACTCTGATAGTTACAGGAAAGCTAGTGCCAGATGGAAGATTGATTTTATAGTCCCTAAAATAAGTACTTGCTGCCCTACCTTTTACAGTATCTGTTATTACTGTTTGTGTAGTGCCATCATTTTC